ATATCGAAATACCAAAAAAGAATGGAAAGTCAGAGCTTGCCGCGGCAGTTGCACTTTTGTTGACTTGTGGCGATGGCGAACAGCGCGCTAAGGTATATAGCTGTGCTTCGGATAAGAACCAAGCAAAAATTGTGTTTGAAGTAGCCGTTGCTATGGTACGCAAGTCTCCGGCACTATCCAAGAGAGTTAAGATTACTGAATCAACAAAGACCCTTGTATTTATGCCTACGGAGAGTACTTATCAGGTACTCTCAGCGGACGTAGCAAACAAACACGGTTTCAATACACATGGTGTTATTTTCGATGAACTGCACACGCAGCCAAATAGAAAGCTCTACGATGTGATGACCAAAGGCAGCGGTGACGCCCGAATGCAGCCGCTGTATTTCTTAATCACAACAGCCGGCGACAATACGAACTCCATCTGCTATGAGGTGCATCAAAAAGCACTGGATATACTTTCGGGCCGCAAGACGGATCCGACGTTTTATCCTGTAATATTTGGAGCTTCGGAAACAGACGACTGGACGGACCCAAAGGTATGGAAAAAAGCAAACCCTTCCCTTGGTATCACAATAGGAATAGACAAGGTAAAAGCTGCCTGTGAGAGTGCAAAACAGAACCCCGCCGAGGAGAACAGCTTTCGCCAGCTTCGTCTGAACCAGTGGGTCAAACAGGTCGTACGCTGGATGCCGATGGATAAATGGGACGCCTGCGCTTTCAGCGTCGACCCGGAAGCCTTACGTGGCCGCGTCTGCTATGGCGGGCTTGACCTCTCCTCATCCACTGACATCACAGCTTTTGTGCTGGTCTTCCCGCCATTGGACGAGAATGATAAATACATTATTTTACCGTTTTTCTGGATACCAGAAGACAACATTGACCTGCGAGTTCGGCGTGATCATGTGAATTATGATCTATGGCAGAAGCAAGGTTTCCTAAAAACCACTGAGGGCAATGTCGTTCATTACGGATACATTGAAAAGTTCATTGAACGGCTCGGCGAGAAATACAACATCCGCGAAATCGCCTTTGACCGCTGGGGCGCCGTTCAGATGGTGCAGAACCTCGAGGGCATGGGCTTCACGGTCGTTCCGTTCGGGCAGGGATTTAAGGACATGAGTCCACCCACAAAAGAACTCATGAAACTAACTCTGGAGCAGAAACTTGCCCACGGCGGCCACCCGGTGCTGCGCTGGATGATGGACAATGTGTGTATTCGCTCAGATGATGCAGGAAACATCAAAGCCACCAAGGAAAAATCCACAGAAAAAATAGACGGGGTTGTTGCTACGATTATGGCGCTTGACCGTGCGATTCGCTGTGGAAATGACAATGGCGAGAGTGTATATGACAAACGCGGTCTACTTATTTTTTAGCAAAGGAGAGTGATGTCTATGGGAATCTTTCATGGAATATTCAAGGCGCGTGACAAACCTAAAAATACGCTTGGCGGCAGTCGGTACAACTTCTTTTTTGGGAGCACAAGCTCGGGAAAGCCGGTTAACGAGCATACTGCCATGCAGATGACGGCGGTCTATTCCTGTGTGAGGATATTGTCCGAAACGCTGGCGGGTCTGCCGCTACATGTATATAAGTACAACGACAGCGGCGGCAAAGAGAAATATCTGAAACACCCGTTATATAAGCTGCTCCACGACGAGCCGAACCCGGAGATGACTTCATTTGCGTTCCGAGAAACTCTGATGAGTCATCTTTTATTATGGGGCAATGCCTATGCACAGATCATACGCAATGCTAAAGGCGAGGTCATTTCACTCTATCCTCTGATGCCAAACAAGATGACAGTCGACCGTGATGCAAACGGCCGGCTTTTCTATTTATATCAGCGCAGCTCGGAGGACGTACCTTCACTAGGTAAGGATAGCCAGGTCTACCTTACTCCGTCCGATGTCCTGCATATTCCGGGCTTAGGATTTGACGGGCTTGTTGGTTACTCACCCATTGCAATGGCAAAGAACGCGGTAGGCCTCGCAATCGCCACAGAGGAATACGGAGCTAAGTTCTTTGCTAATGGGGCTGCACCGGGCGGTGTGCTTGAACATCCCGGCACGATTAAGGACCCGCAGAAGGTCAAGGAATCCTGGAATGCCGCCTACCAAGGTTCAGCAAATTCACACAGGGTGGCCGTGCTTGAGGAAGGCATGAAGTATCAGCCCATAGGGATTTCACCGGAACAGGCGCAGTTTTTGGAAACCCGGAAGTTTCAGATAAACGAAATTGCTCGCATTTTCAGAGTGCCGCCTCATATGCTCGCCGATCTTGAAAAGTCGTCCTTCAGCAACATCGAGCAGCAGAGCCTTGAGTTTGTGAAATACACGCTCGACCCGTGGGTGGTGCGCTGGGAGCAGTCCATGTGCCGCACCCTGCTTTCCGACAGCGAAAAACCTACAGTATTTATCAAGTTCAACGTGGACGGACTTCTGCGCGGCGATTACGAAAGCCGTATGAGCGGTTATGCGACCGCAAGACAAAACGGATGGATGAGCGCGAATGATATCCGTGAGCTTGAAAACCTCGACCGTATCCCTGCGGAACTTGGCGGCGATCTTTACCTTATCAACGGTGCGATGACCAAACTGCAGGACGCAGGCGCATTCGCAAATAAAACAGGAATGGAGGAAACAACCGAATGAAGAAATTCTGGAACTGGGCTCGGGATGAAGATACCGGAACCCGAACGCTCTATCTTGACGGCACAATTGCTGAGGAAAGCTGGTTTGACGACGATGTCACCCCGAAAGCATTTAAAGCTGATTTGAATGCCGGAGAGGGTGACATTGTTATTTGGATCAACTCTCCCGGCGGCGACTGTATCGCTGCGAGTCAGATCTATACCATGCTCATGGATTACAAAGGCAAAGTTACCGTAAAAATCGATGGTATTGCGGCGTCGGCAGCAAGCGTTATCGCAATGGCGGGAACTGAGGTGCTGATGGCTCCAACAGCCCTCATGATGGTGCATAACCCGCTTACCATCGCAATCGGTGACAGCGAAGAAATGCAGAAAGCCATCGCCATGCTGGACGAGGTCAAGGAAAGCATCATCAATGCCTACGAAATTAAAACCGGACAGTCCCGTGCCAAGCTCTCCCACCTCATGGACGCAGAAACCTGGCTAAATGCCAACAAAGCAATTGAATTAGGCTTTGCCGACGGCATTCTGGAGGATGAGAAAAAGAGAGTTCAATCGGACGATGTAACCTATGCTTTCAGCCGCAGAGCAGTAACAAACTCGCTGCTGAGCAAGGTCAAACCCAAGGTACCCAAACAGAACAAAGGCACACCCATTGAGTCGCTTGAGAAGCGGCTCTCTTTAATTTCCCACTAAATTTTATGGAGGTAATATCAATGAACAAAATTCTTGAACTGCGCGAAAAGCGCGCCAAGGCATGGGAAGCCGCTAAGGCTTTTCTCGATACCAAGCGCGGTACTGACGGTCTGGTTTCCCCTGAAGACACCGCTACCTATGAGAAAATGGAAGCCGACGTAGTCGCTCTCGGAAAAGAAATTGACCGTCTTGAGAAGCAGGAAGCCCTTGACCGTGAGCTTTCAAAGCCCCTGAACACACCTCTCACGGGCAAGCCTGCCGTTCCTGGTATGGAAACTAAAACAGGCAGAGCATCTGATGAGTACAGAAAAGCATTCTGGAATGCCATGCGTACACGCGCCGGTGAGGGCCTTGATCCTATCGTGAAAAATGCTCTGCAGATCGGCACCGATTCTGAAGGCGGATACCTTGTCCCTGACGAGTTCGAACGCACACTTGTAGAGGCTCTTGATGAAGAGAACATTTTCCGTAGACTGGCAAAGGTCATTACCACTTCCTCCGGGGATCGTAAGATTCCGGTCGTAGCTTCAAAGGGTACAGCCTCCTGGATCGATGAGGAAGGCGCTATCCTCGATAGTGATGACAGTTTCGGTCAGGTTTCTATCGGCGCTTACAAGCTTGGAACAATGATCAAAGTTTCCGAGGAACTGCTGAACGACAGTGTATTTCCGCTTGAATCCTATATTTCGAGGGAGTTCGCAAGGCGTATCGGCAGCAAGGAAGAAGAAGCCTTTTTCACAGGAGACGGCTCCGGTAAACCGACCGGCATCCTCGCTGCAACCGG